GCAGATGGTGAAGCAGGTGTTTCAAGATTTTTAAGAGATGAAAAAGTTGGACTTGGTGATAGAGAATTAGGTACAGGAACTCATACAATAAAAATTCCATCTTGGCAAATGGGTACTGTTGGTACTATAACTTTTCCAGGACCATTAGGTAATTTTGAGTTATATCAAACAGAAGGTGATAACAGTTTAATAGATGGTATAGAAGATGATACATTATCTCGTACATGGACNCCATCAACATCTTATTCTGATAGTATTCATCCAAATAATAGTAGTCAGTTTATAAATCCTGATGTAAATAGTTGGCCATTTGGAAGAAAAGTAACATTTCTAAGTGGAGATGAATTTAATGATCAAACAGAACTTGGTATGGATAAATTAGTATTTGAAACATTATATAATAATGACCAAACTGTAACTGACGCTAAATTTGGTATAAAAGATAAATTTAGTCTTAGTAGTGGTCTTTGGACTGTTGACCCAAATAGAGTTGGTGGTACTGCTCAAATTGGTATTTTCAAAACAGCTGTTGAGGGAGTAGCTGAATTAATTCCAGGTAATCCACTTGGCCAAGCATTATCGTTAGGAAATAAAACAGAACCATACGTTATTTCTGAAATAGGAAATGATGATACTCATTGGACAGATCAATTTCTTCCAGTAAGTAGATTACAAAAAGATGTGCAAAGAGTAGGTAAATTTTTATCTTCACAGAAAGGAGAAAGTTTTATTTTAGAACAAAATCTAATGGGAACTTTCCAACAATATAAAGGAATATATGACCCATCTTCTACATTATTAAATGTAGTTGCTCCAAAAGAAGGACTTGGAACTCCAATGCTTAGATTTTCAAGAGATAAAGGAGCTGCTGGTATAATTTTAGATCTTTTATTACCTACGACATATACAGAATATCTTGATAGTAGAGTAACAGATATTGGTGGAAGACTTTTGAGGGGTGAAGCTGTAGGGACAGGATTGACACTAGCGGAAACTATAGATGGTACAGTTAATCCTAAAACATACGCAGAAAGAGATTTAGCACATAAACCATTAGCATTTAAGGGAATAGATTTAGTTGAAGGTGGATTGGACCTTCTTGCTGGGAAAATGGGACTCGGTGGTACTGAACCTAGAGATGTTGCTGGTATAACAAAAGCATCTAAAATTGATTCCAAACTTAACATGCAAAATTCAATGGCTACTACGACACCACTTGGAAATTTTGGCAAGGGTGATATAATGACATTACATGGTATTGTACCATCCAATGCTGGAGGGGCAGATGCCGGAGATACAGGGGATTGGTGGCAACAATTACTTACAGCCGGAGCTAGTGCTTTAGGTCTAGATGCAGGTGCATCGCGTGAATTAGAGTTAGAAACTTCAAAAGAAGGAATGCCATTTTATTTTATAGATTTGAGAGATAATAAGAAAGTTTATTTTAGAGCATATATAGATGGTATTAGTGATGCAATATCACCTAGTTGGACATCTGAAAATTATATAGGAAGAAGTGAACCAGTTTATACTTATACAAATGCAGAAAGAGAAATAGGTTTTAATTTAAAACTTTTTGCTCAAACAAAAGATGAATTGAATATGATTTATAAGAAGATGAATAGATTGACTTCAATGTGTTATCCTGAATATAAAAAACCGTCTGATTATAAGGTTATTGGTGTGGATGGTAAAGAAACTGGTGACGTAGCAGTTTCTGGTGTAATGGGTAAAGAACGAATGAAACCACCTCTAACCAAATTTAGATTAGGTGAATTATTTGGTTCTAAAGATAATGAAATGACTGGATTTATAAAAAGTTTATCTTATACATTTCCAGATAATTCCCCATGGGAAATAAAAAATAAACAAAGAGTGCCAAAATATGTAGAGGTAGATATTACATATCAAGTTATACATTCAACAGTTCCAAGTTTAGATTTTGCTACAATGCAAGGACCTAACAAAGATACATTACCTAACAATACATTTTATGGTATAAATCAAGATACAAGTAAAGATAAAGATAGTAACTATCAGATTGGAGTATAACTAAATGGCTAGATATGAACATACAAAGATTAAAAATAGTACAATTACTCGTGGCAGGTCTCCAGGAATTTATAATATTTTACACCACGGTACTACTGTTTATAGTGCAATTCCAGAAACAGATAGTGATATTTATGTTATAACACAACATGGAGATCGTTTAGATAATTTAGCATTTCAGTTTTACGGGGATCAAAGTTTATGGTGGTATATAGCAAAAGCAAACAATTTATCATTCATAACTCTTCCAATTGGAACTTCATTGAGGATACCAGCAACAACACAATATGCAATAGGAACATAGGAATAATATAGGTTATGTCTAAAAGTATAAAAAATAGAGTATTTGGTTCTACTGTTCCAGATTGGTTGAAAGATAAAATAGAAATAAGACAAAAACTTTCTAAATCTTCTGAATTTGGTGACTCAATTAATGATTCAAATAAAAAAGAATATAATTTTGATGGTTTAGCTGATTTATCCTCCAGAACTCCCTTTGCTAGAATGTGGACTGGATTATCTGTATTTGAAGATGTTAAAACTCCCGATAAAGAACCATATGATACTGATGCAAAAGTAGAAGGGTGGTGGACTGATAGAGCTAAAGGTTTAGATAACGAAGCCGATAAAAAAGATTGGGAAAATAAATACTTAAAATCCAAGGGTGGTGAAGTATTTGAAGAACATGAATGGGTGAAAATTCAGAACGATTTTCAACGAATATACGTCTTGGGAAATCATACATTGAACACTTTAGAAAGAGGACCTGGTGCGGAAATGACTTCTGGTAAAGGAACAGGTGAAAAAGCAGTTTCAACAGAAACAATGAGAGCCATTTTACCTCATGAACAAGAAACAGATAATAATCAATTTTTAAAGCCCCCAGCTGGTATAACAAGTATCACATCAGAAACAGAAGGACCACTCGGTTCATTAAAGAAAACAACTGTTAATTTTATAGTTCATAATTTTTATGATTTTGAAAAGATATATTTAAAATATTTTATGAAACCCGGTGCCCAAGTATTTATAGATTTTGGGTGGGATACAGCTGATTTATATGCTCCTGAAGAATTACTGACAAAAGATGATATTGAAGATTATCTATACGGTGAAACTGGAGTAGTTCCAACATCAAATGGTGATTTTGAAACTACATATGGTAATGTTATAAATTATGATGCTAAGGTAAGAGAAGATGGTGGTTTTGATTGTAGTGTTGAAATTGTATCTAAAAATGCTGCTATTTTGGGAAATGATGTTGATCAAAAAAGAAGAGATGCAATTGCTGGGGGTTTGGATAAAGAATTACAAGGTTTATTTGGATCTATAGCTTCAGGTGATATTTTTTGGATAAACAATGCCTTGAAGGTCGGTCAGTCCACGGAGGGAAAGGAAGAAGCTGGTAAATCAATACTTGAATTTGGAATAGGTATTTCAACCGGTAGGTTACCAGGAGAACCTACATCAATGTTATCATTAGAACACGGTATATTTATATTTTCTCCTAATGGACCAACTGGTAAAAATACCACATATCTTAATTATGGTTGGTTTGAAGATAATATTCTTAATAGAGAATTTGGGTTTAGTGACAGTCGCAAAGGTTTATTAAATATAACAGGAGATGATGTAGCTTTAGATGAAGGAAAAACATTTGCAAAATTTAATTCAAGAAATTCTTTTATGATTTATCATAAGGATTTACATGATAGAATGAAAAATATGGAAAATAATCCAATGACTTTTATATATCCAAATTCTTGGGGTTCTTATGGTTCAACTTACAATTCTAAAATAAAAATGGTACCAGATGATAGATATGGAACTGAAAGTGCTTATTGGAAATGGAGAAATGGTGCACCAAAAGAACCGGTTACTATAGATAGTTCACAATCGGGTGAATATAAAATGGTAGGTGCGCCGGATGAACCTATTGGTGTGGATGATACCTATAGTATTGAAAAATGGGATACAACCATGAATAGAATACCTATAAGAGAAATATTCATTAATACTGCCATAATAAAAGAATCAATTAAAGAATCTTCTAGTCCAGGACAATTTTTAAAATCAATATTGAAAAGAATTAATTCAGAAGCTGATAATTACATTCAGTTAGATATAATGTCCACCAGTTATGGACAGCATACTTTAGCTGTCGGAGATAGGGCACTTAATGGTGCTGTAACAAATGAATTTTTAGATACTTTATTACAATTTAATCCTTATAGCCCAGATACAATTGTTAAAGAATATGAATTATCTTTTACTATGCCACAGGGTGGTATGGGTAATATGATAGCTGTTCAAAATTCAACTCTTACTGAAAATGTTTATGCAATTAATAGTTTAATAGATTCATTTATAGAGTTAGAGCATCGAGATAGACAGGAGATAATTAATAAAGGAGACAATGATAAAGAAATTATAAATAAATACGTTAAAACTTTACCTTCAATGGGAATAGAATCTGGATATAGGTTAGAAAAAAGATCGGGAGAAGAAGGAGCTAGTATATTTGGTTTTTCAGAAGAAAATTTAACTTTTAGTGGTGATCAAAAAAAAGTAAAAACAAATCAAATTATTAGTTCAGTAGAATTACAGGGTGTAAAAAATGCTACTGATGTATATACTAAATTTAATGAAAAAACTCAAGATAGAGTCTATGATAAGATTAATCAAAAATCTGCAGACAGTACAAAATCGGATGAAGATAAAAGTGAAGATGGTGATGCAAAAGATTTTGATGAAGAATCCAGAAAAATGGCGAAGGAAAAACAATATGAATTAGTAAATAATAGAGAAGAATATTATAAACGTAAAGCTTCAAAATCAATATCTGAAAAAGTTCCATCTTTAATTCAAATAGAAGCTTCATTAAAAATATATGGAATATCTGGATTTGTACCTGGTGATTTAATAAGAATTAGTTATTTACCTGAAAGGTATTATAATAATGTTTATTTTCAAGTTCTTGGGGTATCACATGATATTGGTGAAACTTGGAGTACATCATTAAAAACAGTAATGAAGATAGATCCAGTTAGAGATTTTAAAAAACCTGTAAAAATTAAAAAAACTTATTTAAATAATATTTACGGTGGATTAGAAGGAATCAAAAAAGTAGGTAGATTTAATCTTGGATTGATAGGAGATTTGATTCCAAAACAAATTCAAAAAAATGCAGAGGGAAGATTACCTCAAAGTATTCAATATGTATTTGAAACGGAATTAATTAAGAACAGATTAGATGGAAAAAAATCATCAGGTGAGAACGCTCCACTTGGTTATTTTCCCAGGATAGAATGTAAAACCAACGACGCGGTAGAAGTTGTTAAAGATGCAGTTAATGCATTAAGCAAAAAGATGAAAAAAACAGATGCATCACCTATTATAAAAATTAAGTATTCGGACATAGAGGACAATGTTGAACTTGGTGAAGGGTGGTTTGATTGGAGTAGACCAGACAAGTTCCAGTTTTATAATGTGGTTGATCCTACTGACGAGGCCGGACAGAAAAATACTAAAAAAGGACAGATATTTTGGATAGTTACATCTGGCGCTAACTGGCTTATACTTCCATTTGACCCATCTAATGATTGGTCTGAAGTTGATACATTATTTAGATATGCTGGAAGAGTATCACATGTATTTAAAAAATTAGCAGATAAAACTAAAAAAGAACAACAAGATGGAAGAAAAGAAACCATAATGGATGCTGTAGTCGATACTATATCACCCGGCGCTGGAGCAGTATGGGATGGTATTAAATGGGCTGTAGGTTCTGTCTTTGGTGACGATAAAGAAGGGAAACAATAAAAGATTAAAAATTAGTTGTTTCATATACTAAAAAGGTTATATATTAACATATGAGTTATATTGTTATTCCAATATTTTCAGACCCATTCTTACATCCATTACATAAGGATAATGGATTATCTTTGCTTTATATCAAGGAATTGGATGGTAAAAGTCAGATGATATGTCAATTTCACCCCGATTGTGTAGGTGTATTGGAAGATTTTACTTGGTTAGAAGATGAACTAATTTTTACTCCAGATGCAAAGGTACTACAACATATTCACCCATTCAAAAATGTTATAGATATGAATTGGGAATGGTGGTCTCAAACAAATAAACCATTTGATATGAGTAAGGTTAGAAATAATGCATATGATTTCTTTTATAACAAATATTATAATGCAAAACGATTAAATGAGATAATACCCATATTAAAACATAAAGAATGGTGTGTAGAATTAGAAAGACAAATGGGAAAAATGATTGATATAGATGAATCGGCTGGGTGGGGAGATTATGGTAAGGATGTAACAGAAGCCTTCACTTACATAGAAAAAAATGGAGTAAAGGTATCAGACGATGTATGTGATATATTTGATGAGAGAGTGAGAAAACACATATCAAATGGTAGGTTATATACAAAATACAACCTATGGACATCTACAGGTAGACCATCAAATTCATTCGGTAATGTGAATTTTGCAGCTATGAAACCAGAACAACGAAAGGCAATTATACCTGAATATGATATGTTGGTGGAATATGATTATGATGCATATCACTTACGACTTATAGGTGATTTGATAGGATACAAATTTGAGAAGGAATCAGTACATCAACACTTGGCAGACAAATATGGGTGTTCATATGATGAAGCAAAACAGAAGTCATTTAGGCAATTATATGGTGGAATTGAGAAAGAAATAAGAAAAAACATCACATTTTTCAGTTTAACTTATGACAAAATAAATACATTTTGGGGATACTTTAATGATAACAAATTTATAAAAACTGATATTTATAATAGGAAACTATTATCTAAGAACTATACGGATATGAACAAAAACAAGTTGTTCAACTACCTGATTCAGGCATATGAAACAGAATCAAATATAAAGACGATAATTGAATTAAAACGATATTTATTAGATAAGAAGACAAAATTAGTTTTGTATGGTTACGATAGTTTCCTTTTTGACTTCTCTAAACAAGATGGAGTTTCCACTTTGACAGATATAAAGAATATATTAGAGAGAAATGGACATATGGTTAAATCTCAAGCGGGTTCAAATTATGGCGAAATGAATGACATTTCGGATAGGTTATAGATGAATAATTACCAAGAAGTATTAGATAATATTATAACTGAATGGGCTAAAGATGTGCCTAATGGACAACCTGATAAGACAAACCCGTATCATTTAGTTATTCTTGAACAATCTATGAATAATCTTAATTTACCTGATTGGTTTAATAAGAAATGGTTATTGAGTGAAATTAGGGGTGGTAAACAAGTAATTTTAGAGAAGAAAGGTGATACATCAGCTACAACATTTTATCATGAATTTATAACTGGTGCTATTGTCGGTGGTTGGAGTCCTGGAACAATAAATACAGGGGCGGATTTAATACCAGCATTAAAATTTTGTCAAGCAACTACTGGTCAAGCAACCAAAGGTGTGGGTAAAAATATAAATGATAAGGTATATGTTGATAAAAAAGGAATATCATTTTTTGATAAATCAAAAAAACCCAATTCAAAAATTGTTTCGGATGCTAAAAGTACTGCAACAGAAATTATTAAAAAAATAGGTAAGACAAAGGGTTTATGTCTGTGGACTGGTCCAACTAATGACAACTCACCATATGGAGCTGCAGATATAGCAGGTAATTTTGGTAGTAAATATGGAAAGGTTGGAGTTTCATTAAAGTATGGAGCTGGTCAACTTAAAAATTTAACTATAGGTACATTTATGAAGGCTTTAGGATTGGGTCAAATGACCGGTGATACTTTTGTAAAAAACTATACTGATTCATTTGACTATATGACTAAAGATTGGATGACACTTGTTACAAAATTATTTAATTCTAAAATTTCCGGTAAAAATAAACAGAAAGCTAAAGATATATTCAATAAACATTCTCAAAAAACTTGGAGTGCTTATCAATCAGAAAAAATAACTGACGCGGAATATGATATATTAATTGATGCTCTTGGTTGGCCTCTACAAAAAAAGAAAGAGTCCAAACATAGAACATTTAGATATTTTTGTCGTAAAATGCAAGAAGAATATATGGGAAGGAAATGGGGTGATTGGATTAGAGTAAGGATAGAAGGATTTAAAGATGTGTTTGGTCATTTTTTAAAAGAAAATGAAAAGAAAATATATGATGGTTTACATGATTTGTTTAAAAGACAATTAAGTGTTGGTAAAACAAGTATGTTTTATGCGGCTAAAGCTGGTTCGACATTTTGGTTTATACCGAGTGAAACTTTATATAATAAAACTTTTAACGAAAAAGAATTTACAATGGATTATCATATAAATACATCAGCATCAGATTTTGAATTTGTATTACAAGTTGGAACTGTTAGTGGAGGTCCGGTTGGTGAAATTACAGTAGTTATTAGATTTGCTAAAGGTCAAATGGAAGGTGTGCCAGATGCTAAATCAAAGTATAAGTTAGTAGCTGATGATTGGGCTGATTTATTGGGTAAATTTAGGAAATAAAATGAAAACCCAACTCCTAGCCACATTCACAACCAAAACAGACCTCGATAATATAATTGAGAAAATCAAAGGTGCATACACAATCGCATTCAGTAAGATATATGTATTACAGAATGAAAATAATATAAATGAGTTAATCTGCACATATAATGTAGATTTAGAAAAAGGAGCAGATTACAACGATGTAAAGGGAACAATATCTCTTCATAGGAAGAAACATTCTAATACATTATATACGATAAATGCCTTAAATGAGGTAATTGCCAATCTTAATAATGGATTGGTGGATAGTAAATTTATAGTGCCGTGGGAAAATTTTAAGAATACATTGATGGTAACTAATTCGGATGGATTGAATAAAATATCCACGAGAATTTATAAAATATTGAAAATTAATTAAAATAAAGCTTGTTTTATATACCAAAAAAGATATATATTATAGGTAAATAGGTTATATGGTTATGTTAATAGCCATAAACAATAAACAATAAAAGATAAAACATAGGAGAAAAAGCATGGACTTAAATGCTATAAAAACAAAACTAGAATCGTTACAGAATCAATCAACAACTTCAGAAAACTTTTGGAAACCAGATCCGGGAAAACAGGTTGTGCGTATTGTTCCTTATAAACATAATAAAGATAATCCATTTATTGAATTATATTTTCATTATAATTTGGGCAACAAAACCTACCTTTCACCCGTTTCACATGGTCGTCCAGACCCAGTTCAGGAATTTGCCGATAAACTTAAATCTACCGGCGATAAAGATGAATGGATTCAGGGTAAAAGACTTGAACCGAAGATGAGAACTTTTGTTCCCGTTGTGGTTCGTGGTCGTGAAGACGAAGGTGTTAAGTTTTGGGGATTCGGTAAAACTGTATATCAGGAACTATTAAGTGTAATTGCAGATCCTGACTATGGTGATATCACAGATCCAGTAAATGGTCGTGACATTATGATTGAACGTCAGACTCCGGCAGAAGCGGGTAATCAGTATGGTAAAACTACTGTACGTGTAAAACCTAATCAAACTCCGATTACTGATAATAAAGAAGTGTTGGAAGGTGTTTTTGAAAACCAACCTAACTTGACAGAACTTTATACAGAACCATCTTATGATGAACTGAAAGAAGCTCTTGCGGGTTATCTTAATCCAACAGAAGAAGATACAACTACAACAACTAATGGTGTTGCTGCTACAACAGCTCCCACTACAAATACGGGAACTACTACAACAGCAAAGACAGAAGATGTTGAAGATGCATTTGATCAACTTTTTAATCAGTAAACAAAAATAATCTTATGGGTGGGAGTTCGTTCCATCCCACCCATATATTATAGGAGAAAGTTATGTCAGATAAACGTGACGAATTAGCGGGTGTCATCGCATCCGAATTAAATAAAACATTCAAACATCAGAAGGTTGCATACTTTCTTGATGAAGGTTCTAATCCTACTGATGTTGTTGATTGGATTTCAACTGGTTCAACAATATTAGATTTAGCTATTTCTAATAAACCAAATGGTGGGGTTGCTGTTGGTAAAATTACAGAGTTAAATGGTTTAGAAGGTAGTGGTAAATCTTTAATAGGTGCTCATCTATTGGCTTCAACACAAAGTAAAGGTGGTGTGGCTGTTTATATAGATACAGAGAGTGCAGTATCACCTGAATTTCTTGATGCTATAGGTATAGATACACAGAATATGTTATATATCCATCTTGAAACAGTAGAAGAGGTATTTGAAACTATTGAAACAATTGTTGCAAAGATTCGTGAATCAGATAAAGATAGATTGGTAACTATATTAGTAGATAGTTTAGCAGC